CTAACCTGCTTGAATTTATTTGCCCAATTCAAGATTATATGAATATAATGCAAAGGCATTTTGATATGTATACTGTCAAAATGATAGATTTTGAAAAGGAGAAAGTTCATAAACTTATAAAAAATGATTATGCTCAAGAAAGAAAGCATAAAATAAAATATTATATTTTAACTTCTGATAATCCTGAGGCTTTAGAAAGGCACATTTCCCCAGAATACAGCAATATACCAAAAGAAGATATTATTGTTGTAATAAACACCAAAGACAAAAATTACCTAAAGTATGCAGAAGATTGGTGTCAGAAAAATAATTTAGAGTACCATATAACAGAATCTAATGGCACGCCAGCAAAAGGGAAAAATACGCTACTTGATTTGTTCGAAAAAAGCGACAATGACTTTATGGTACAAATAGATGGCGATGATTATATTACTAAGCACGGAGTTTGGTTGTATGAATATATGTCTAGAATGGACAATCCACCAGACGCTTTGTGCTTGAAGAATCAATTTTCTACGACTCTTGATCACGATAAGACTAGGGAACTATGCCGTAAAAGAAAAGTTCCTATAGAAATGATACCCCTCAAAGATTTGCCAGTAAAAAATGAAATGTATTTTACAGCAAACTGGGACGTTATTGAGAAATCCGACCCATCAGAATATTTTATACAAAATGGATGCTCTGTGGAAAAAGCTAAGGAATACTCCAAGTTCCATAAAGAATTTTACAGGTTACAAAAACTTTATTGCGAAGAAAATGAATCGCATTGTAGAGTTACGTGGATGTCGAAGAACGCAGTTAAGGGTCGAAGATTCCCTGAACATTTAGTTGTTGGTGAAGATACAATATTCTACTTTTTACTAAAGAATGATGCGATATTAGGGGATCTTGACGTTAGATGTAATGATGAAAGACCAGCAACATACATATATGATCAAAGGATTCCAGGAACAGTTCATAGAGAAGTTGAAAATGGCACTAATTGGACATGGATGGATAAGTATAATAAGGAAGTACACTCCTTAGAAAAAGAAGGCAAAGTACATAGCACAGATCTTCCTTTATTTAAAGTAGATTACCCAGAACACTACACTTCATCTGCAATCGGTTCCGAAGCGTCTTCATTTACTTTTAAGTTGGGGGATGCTGATGGACAGCTATCCGCACCAGCGAACTCTTCCGATGAATCTCTACAAAAAATATTTAGTTGGGTTTACAAGTATTATAAATAACCATATCGTTTAAAGGAAAAAAATATGGCTGATACTATAAAAACATCTGGTGAGATTGCTCTAGTCGATAGAGATTCTTCAATAACTGGAGTCGATATAGCGCAATCTTTGGGTAGCGATTATCCAAATTTTTCTAGCGGTCAAGTCAATTTAAGCGACTTCTACAGGGGTGGAACATATTTCCCAACAGACACTGATTCAGGCATACCAACTTCAGGTCAAATACAGTTTAGTGATTTTTATGGAGAAATTGCTGAAGATGAGCCTTTTGCTTGGGGAACTTCTGGGGCATACTACTACGCAGGTTTGCATTCCATGTTCTCTCAAGCAGGCAGAAGTTCGAATAGCGGTGTCGATTCCAATTCGACCTCTGCCGACTCTACAAATAGCGGTAACAGACCAGTTCAGGCTAGAAGTTTCATTAAATTGGTATTCGGATCTACTGGGATAACTTGGTCTGTTGTTGATAGTCATTATTGTAGTGATGGAAGTGGGTTACCCAACACTTTCGGCGAAAGTCACGAAACTCTTGGCGCTGCAGGAACAAGCTCAACCACTCCAACTTCATCAGTAATCCCCTACAGCGGTGTCAATGACGTACAAGCAATGGAATTTCGGTTTGAAATTAAAAATTGGTATACCAGCTATGGCGGGGCAGCCACCACAGGTAACTTTGTTGAAGTGCATATGGACGGAACAGATACTTCGCAATATAGTGATGATAATACATATAGACTAGCTACTGGGGGAGGTGCCGACTCAAATTCAAATTCCAACTACTTCCCGAATCAAAGTGGTAATATTACTTTTCTCCCACAAGCTCTAGGCGGAACCGATAGTAATACTTTATATTTTGGTCTTGTAGCCAGATCTTATGGGGCTAATTCAGGGCAAAGCATTACTAATTTTCGGTTGAATTCTGGTGGGCACATTACGCTAAGGATCAGGGCATTCAGAAACAATGGGACCAGATCTCAAGTTCACATTAGAAAGTCTCATGGAACTATAAACGATGTTCCCAACAATACTAGTATTACTGTCCCAAGGCTATACGCTAGATCATTCTATTAATCTGTATTATTCCAGTTTACAACTGTTATAAATAGAGTCAGAATAAACTAATTTGAGACTCTTAATATGGCGAACCCCACATCTAGAACAGAATTGAAAGATTATTGCCTTCGTAGACTTGGTGCGCCTGTCGTAGAAATTAATGTTGACGATGATCAAGTTCAAGATAGAATCGATGATGCTCTGGCATTTTATCGCGACTATCACTATGACGGCACCGAGCGTACATATTTAAAACACCAAGTTACCCAAACAGATATTGACAACGGTTATATCACATCAGATGATTCTGTAACTGGCGTTATTAATATATTCCCAATAGGAACAGGATTACAAGCTAACAACCTATTCAATCTTAGATACCAAATAACTCTAAACGAAGTTTATGATTGGGCTAGTTCCAAGATACAGCATTATGTTTCTTCAATGGAACGGATTTCGATGTTAGAAGAACTTCTTGTTGGTAAGCAGCCATTGAGGTTCAATCGCCACACTGATAAAATACATATCGATATGGACTGGAGTTTAAGGGCGCCAGTTGGAACATATGTTATTATCGAATGTTATAAGGTTCTAGACCCAGATACAAACACAGGCGTTTGGGGCGACTGGTGGCTTCGTCAGTATACTACCGCACTGATCAAAAGGCAGTGGGGCGAAAACCTTAAAAAGTTTGAAGGGATGCAACTTCCAGGCGGTGTTACCTTTAACGGTCAAACGATTTGGCAAGAGGCTACCGAAGAAATACAAAAACTCGAAGAAGAAGTACAGAAGAATTTCTCCATGCCAGCCATGGATATGATAGGCTAGATTTATGCCAACTACAAACTTGTATTTTAATAACCATGCGTTTAGTGGTGAGCAAAACCTTATAGAAGATTTGATCATCGAATCTATCAAGATATATGGGGTTGATTGCTACTACATCCCAAGAACAGTTGTTGATGAAGATTTAGTGTTTGGTGAGGACACTTTATCTAAGTTTGATGATGCATACTTGATAGAAATGTACATTAAGTCGGTCGATGGATTCGAGGGGGAGGGCGACTTTCTTTCTAAATTCAATGTTGAAATTCGTGACGAAATGGTTCTTACAGTTTCTCGCAGAAGATTCGATGAAGAAATAACATTACCGAATACAACTAAGGATATTGGTCGACCTGCTGAGGGTGACTTAATTTATTTTCCATTAAATAACAAAGTATTTGAAGTCAAGTTTGTTGAGCACGAAGCTGTTTTTTATCAAATGGGTTCGTTACAAACATATGATCTCCGTTGTGAGTTGTTTGAATACAGCCACGAAAGGCTCGACACTGGTATTGCTGCGATTGACTCCGTCGAAGAAGCGTATAGCTTGGACTTTATTGATAATGTATTGTTGGAAACTGGTTATAGTATTTTAACTGAGAAGGGCGAACCTATATCAATTCAACCTATATCTAAGACAACTGAGAGCGTAGACAAAGGCGCAGCCAATGAACAATTTAAATCTAGCGCCATAGACTTCATAGACTTCAGCGAGATGAATCCATTCAGCGAAGGAGATAGTTGGTAATGTTTGGTAGTCATTATTATCACGGTGCGGTCAGAAAGTACATAGTAATGTTCGGGTCGATGTTTAATGACATCGATATAGTTCGTTATGATAAGCAGGGTAAGCGAACGCAGACTATAAGAGTCCCTATAGCCTATGGACCGAAGGAAAAATTTTTAGCCAGATTAAATCAAGATCCTTCTCTAGATAGACAGGTCGCAACTCAATTGCCCAGATTATCTTTTGAGATAACTGATATGTCATACTCACCAACCAGAACATTAAATAAGTTACAAAGGAACACAAGTTCAGGAGCAACTAACAACCTTTTAACTTCTCATTTTACCCCTGTTCCCTACGATATAAGCGTTTCTTTGTCGGCAATGTTTGCTAATAATGAAGATGCGGTACAGGTTGTTGAACAAATCCTCCCATATTTCAGACCAGAATTCACCCATAGTATGAAGTTGGTATCTGAAACAGATCAGTATTATGATATTCCAACTGTTCTGCAAGGAATGACGATCGAAGATACATATGAGGCGGATTTTCAAACTCGCAGAGCAATCATATACAATTTCAACTTTCTCATCAAGGGTTATATATTTGGACCGACCTCTAATAAGGGTACGATTAAACGAACTGTTGTTGACTTTAATGTGGCTGATGGCGATGCGCTGGTCGATACATCAAAAGGTCCAAACAAAAGAGTTACGTTGACTCCTGGTCAAAAGGCTGATGGCACCGCTACGACAAAAACATCTGAAAGCGTTAGCATAACAAGTATAGCACCAGACTCAACATGGGATTATGCTTTCGATAGCGAGGACTTCTTTGACGGCAAGACCAGATAATAATATGAGTATTAATTATGAAGAATATAGTAACAGACAATTTGAATGAAATATTTGATGTGGAATCAGAATTGGTAGATAATAAAAAGGCGCCAATCGTTCGTGAAGAAAGATCCGACCTCCCTGATGATATAGCAAAAGATTACACATACGCAAGAGAAAACCTTTACGATGTTATCGAAAAGGGAACTTCAGCTCTTGACGAATTAGTACATTTAGCAAAAGCTAGTGAACACCCAAGAGCGTTTGAAGTTGTTTCTCAGTTGACTAAAACACTAG